GAATGATGCTGGTACTAACTTTATGTTTAAATCAAGAGAAGAATTAGATGATTTAAATAAATGGTCAGTTGAAATAATAAAATAGAAGAAAGTGAGGTAAAAAATGGCGTTAAAAAAATATACTAAAAAAGACTTTTTATCTTTTGCAATAGGTTTTGATTATTCTGACTATTTCCATAAAGATATGAAGGGTTGGAATTTAGAAAAATTTCAAGAGTTTTATGGTTTTAGTCATAGAGATGATGAAAATGGATATGATGAATCAAGAAAAAAACAAATGAAAGTGAATGACTAGAGGTACATCCAAGAGATTATCTTGGCAAGGTAGCCATAACCGATACAAAAAATCTAGTGCTATCTACAAAGAGGCTTATGAGAAGATTTTTAAAAAGAAAAAAAGGAAGGATGACTACCCTAAAAAAAAGGGAGAGAATTAGGGTAGCCACTAGATGTTGTCTTTATACTTTCCGATTATACTTTATCTTGAATTTTTGTGCAATTTCTTTTTCAAACTTGGGATTTTCAGCGACCCTTTCCCAAAACTCCGACACAATATTTCCCTTTTCTTCCTCACTAAATTTTCTAGCGTTAAGGAAATCTAGCAAACTTTGCAGTGGGGGTAATTTGAAAATTCCTTTTTTATTTCTAGCAATAGCTCTAGCATAGTTAAAATTAGAAGATTTTCTAATTTTGCTTAATGCGTATTGTATCAATTTAGGGTTAACATATTGAGTCATAATCCTACTAGTTAACTAGTTAATATATATAACTATATCTTAATTGAGGCATAAAAAAGATACCCCTCTACTAGCAATAAATGTACCTCCCCTTTAAAGTTATTAACAAGCTGATACACTCCTTGCCAATCATTCCCTAAATGGACTTAAAATGTTCTAGCAAAGATCCTGTTAGCTCAATCTGAAATTGTGGGCAAAAAAAGGCAGAACACAATTTGGACACAAAGCCCAAAAAGAGGACATGATGTCGCACCTAAAATAAATGACCCTTAAATTTTGATGCTCTAGTTTTCAACAAACTGAAATACAACCTCCAATTTAGAAAAGTCAATGTGATATACTAAGGGTTGAAAGGAGAAATATGTCAGAAAAAAAAGATGATGACTATTACCTTTGCCAAGCAATAGGAAGAAGGGGTTTAACTCATGCTTGGGGTCAAGGTAAAACTCCTGAACAAGCTATGGCTCAATGCCATAAAGCAGTACAGGAGTCTATCGTAGATAAACCATCAAAATTAAGGCATAAACCTTATGCCTATATTGTTGGTCATGCTAATTGGTGGTCTTTGAAAGTCCAAGTAGTATTGGACCACTAAAAAAAGTAAGGGGAATGATAGCAAATTCCCCTTATTTAATCAACTTAATTTCTGTAGTTTTTGGTTTCTTGAAAAAGCCCTTGTCGTTTCAATCGGTTGATTGCTCTTGTCCAACCCCATTCCTCTAAAAACCTAAATAATTTTTTCATATTATTTGATTTCTATGATTTTGGGCTTTTTACCTTCTGGTAAAATCTTTTTTAAAGATATTTTAAGCAAGCCGTTTTTTAGTTCTGCACCTTTGATTTCTACATCATCAGCAACAGTAAAAACCTTAGAAAAATACCTTTTGGCAATACCTCTATGGATTATTCCGTTAGAGTCCTTGTCCGTTTTATTTTCCTTAACCGACCTAATACTTAAAAGATTGTCCGAATATTCTACGGCAATGTCCTTTTTTTCATAACCAGCAAGAGCCAATTCAATGTCATAATGATGGTTTTCCTTTTTTACGATATTGTAAAAAGGAAAGGCAGACGTAGGAGTTCTAAAGAACTCATCTCCGTCATCCATAAGTCTTTCAAAATGATCAAATATATTATCAAATCCTATTGAAATAGGGCGTAGTTGGTTAAAGATTGAGGGTAATTTATTGAATGTCATTTAAACCTCCTTGTTTAGACAGTTTATAAATAGGGTCTTAAAAAGCACCCATACGTTGTATATAGTCTATTTTGATAGAATTGCAAGAATTAAAGAAAGATTATTTGATAAATTTGACCTTCCGACTAGCCAAACCCTGTCGCAACAACCTTTGGTGGTATTGTTCCTTTTGCTTTCTACTCATAATGGAACGCAACTTGAGATTGTTCAGATAACTCCTTTCAAAATTAGGATCATCCCTAAACAAATATTCATTGGTCAAATTCTTGCCTCTATTTCGCCAACAAATATACCCAAACATAGCCAATCGGTCTAAATGCTTTAAAAGGGTTTTGCGGTGCTTAATAGCCAATCTCTTTTTTAGGTAGGCATGACTAGGGCAACAACCATTAGGAGCATTTTTGAGCCTTCTAAGGAGCATTAACAAGCACTTCTCAGTTGGTTTAAGAACTGTGTTGTCTAGCAATTCATGCTCAACCTTTAGAAAGCCTTTCATATCCAATCTATTTGAGGTAAGCCATTATAATTAACATCATAGATGAACCAAGCAAAAGCCATCAATCCACCTTTTTTATCGTTCTTTTTGAATCCTAATCTTCTTGAAAAAATTAAAACTTTTTTTAATTTCTTTTGATTAAATAATTCTTTTGATCTTCTTTTACCCTCTAAAAAAGAAAGTTTGCAAAGCAAAGCCATTTTTTTATTTACTAAATTTAAGCCATGCAAAGTAAATTCTGTTGCTAAATTAAAAGGTGGGTTGGTTATTATATTATCTGCCTTTTCATTGGTAGTTAAAAAATCTTTTACATCTCCATAACCCCTATCAATTAAGTCGGAGCTATAAACATCATAACCAGCTTTAATTAAAGGCTCTGAAATTGCACCATCACCACAAGAACACTCCCAAATTTTTCCATCAAATTTTTCATATTTAATTAAATCTTCTACTGCGTCTAATGGTGTTGCATAAAAATCATTATTAAACCTATCATTATTTTTATTATGTCCGATATAAGATAATGTTGTTGATCTCATTACTTTAAAAAGCCTTTAGTTTTTCCCATAACATTTTAAAATAAATTTAATTTCCTTTTCCATTGGCTATCGTAAATTCCACCACCGCATTAAAGCTAAAGCTAATCCGTTCAGCATCAGGATCAGGACTATTCATAGGTGCAACAAAATGAGCTAGATGGCTTGGAAATATCAAGTAAGTTTTTTCGGTGGGATTTCTCCGCCATGTTGAAAAAGAAAAATAATTTTCTGATCCTTCAAAAAATTCTATTGAGCCGCTTATATCATGGTGGGACTTGGCACATTCCAAAGGAATCATTTTAGGGATTTGCAAATAACCAACACATGAAATTTGTGGGTGCTTTTGTTCACAGGCGGCATGGTTGGTGTGTTGATGGATGGAATTGAATTGATTTATTTTCTGAACTATATACCAACAACTATTGATTACAATTCTTTTGACCTTAAAATCTGGATATAAAGTCTGGCAATATTCAGTAATGCAAACATCAAAGAAAGAATGTTTATATTTTAATAAAACCTCTGGCGTAACCATGTATTCTGAATCAACTGAACCTACTAATTTATGAGCAAATGAATATCGTTGTCTTTCTTCAGGAGACAAACCTCTAATCATTTTAAGATCGGCCAAAAAATCCTTGACTAAATTATCAGGTAAAGGTTGTTCAGAAATGGTTGAGCCAAAAGGCTTAAACATTTTAATATTAATTTTATCTTTCATTTTAATTTTTCTACCATATCAAATACAGACGATAAACAGGTTGGACAAAAAGCAACTGGAAGAATACCAAACTCACCTTCAGTTCCCCCTTCGGCATCTAAATCAAATTCCACCTCACAAGTTGAGCAAATTGTTTTTTTATTTTTTTTATCTTTCATACTTAAATTTTTCTAATGGAGTTAATTTTTCTTTGGGAATAGACCACACATAAGGTCTGGATTGAATATGAAAGTTTGTCCATTCTCCCAGCCTCTCTATATTATGTGGTGCAACGTACCCAGCAAAATAAAAAGTAGGAAGGTCATCCAAAACTAAAAAATAATAATCCGTTTTTTTATAGCCCTTTCTCACAATAAGGTTGTTTGTTTTTTTACTCTCTAATTGTGATCTAACTTGGACAGATTTACCATTAATTTTTAAATCAGATCCATGAAAGTTATTAACAGAATGGGAAAAATAAGATTGCATTTTTTTGGCCAACGCCTGTTCTGCCAAGCTCCCTGAAATAGTTTGTCCCCACTTTTTATACCAGTCAAAATCTGCACCACTACCCCAAGAAATTTTTTGTCGCATATTTTCGGTCTGCCTCAAAACTCCTGTGGTTGCACCTACCACAATTTCCTCCCAATTTAGTTCAACCTTAGGTAGATTCATTTTAATAATTTCTGGAAAACTCCTAACAACTTGGGATTGTGGATTAGTAATCTAACAAAACTTTCGCTTAATTTATCCACCAATTTTTCTTCGCCACATTTACCTACGTTTATATTGTCTTTTGAGCATAAGAGATGATAAAGCTCATGTAGAAAGGTTATGAGGATATTTTTTATGGACTGATTTTTATAGATTAAAATTTCATTATCGGATGGAATGAACATCCCCACACAATCTAAATCTTGTGATTCCTTTCTCCCTATATACCTTATCTTGATAATGTGTCTTTTATATTGAATGGTTTTAGGGAGCATTAAATAAAATACACTATATTATTAATATTGTCTATTGACTTTTATCTCTTATTCTGTCAATAATCCGTCAGCAATGTCGCAAAAAAATGATAGATTTACAGACCTAGCTTTCATGCAAGGGGACTTTAAAAAAGTTAATACCTCTCCCTCTCAAACAGCATTAAATAATTGGATGTGGTTCATTAAATATCCTTTAGCTCTCCATCTAAATTTCAAACCTGAATCTCCCTCTATTTCCTTTAAATCTGGCACAGCCATTCATCAATACTTTCAAAATATTTTAATGGGCAAAATGAAAATTGGCGATGTTGAAAAACAATATAAATTTATGCTGGACAATACCGTCTTTATAGAAAAGGAAAAAATCAAAGGACAATTCATTTTAAAAATTATTAAAAAAATGGTGGAAAATCATCTGCAAATGCTAATGGAAATTTCAGGCAAATACATGAAAGATTGGGAAGTCGAAGTTTCTTTTTCTAATTGGTACGACAATAAGTACATGGGTCAAACTTTAAATCTTGCCACCGAAGGTGCGATTGATTGTCGTAATCAACCTCTTAAAATATTTACCGAACATAAGAATAGATTTCCAAGAGTTTATCTTAGCACTGCTAAAAAAAATAAAGGTAAAAAAGTTTGGAATAGTTCAAAGCCAAGCAAATTAAAGTCTCCTCAATTTACCCATCTGATTGCAATGTCCGTTTATTCCCAACATCTAGGAAAAGAATATCAACCAGCCATTCTTTATTGTGATGAAGATGGGGTGTTGCTTTTCAACCAACATAACTGTGAAGACTTAACACAGGAAGGATTAAAATATTATTTTAATAAATTTATTCAGATCAACATTCAACGACAGGAAATGTTGAGGATGGCAGACGGCAGTATAAAAAAGTTGGCTTGTATGGTGGGAGTGGACTGGTCTGAAATTAAAAGAAGCAAGGATAATATCTTTCTTGCTCACATTCAGGAAGAAGATATGCAACAAATGGAAAGGTTTTACAATGGTTTATAAAATCCAATGCACCGATGGTATTAGCCCAGAAGATTTAAAAAGAATTAGCAACGAAGAAATAATTAGTAAAATAAAAGAAATTGCCAGACAAACCTACAAAGAAGAAAGGCAA